TATACGCCCATATGAAAACTTTATGGATGTATAATATAGGCTCTAAGGGGTTAAGAATAACAGGTGCGTCATTAACTGAATGGGGTAAAAAAGTTGGAGGTTCTAATACAGGTACATGGGCAGCTATAAACCCTGATTTGACTAATAATGAAGAGTTTGAACATGATGCTACAAATAATATATGTAGCCCTATAAAGGTTTGGATACCTCAATTTAATACAGCAAATTCATCACTTACATCAGGTACTGCACATGCGGGTGACGACAAAATAATTATTGTAGATACCGTGTATACGGATAGAACTGCTATTGCAAACACAAGTCCGGCACTACTTAATGGAACTCATGAGTTTACTAAGAGATTTAGAAAAGCGTCTACATATGATGCTGCTAATTCTCCTTACATAATGCAGCCTTATAGGTCTGAAGCGGGTTTTGAAAAAGGAAATAATCCTTTTAAAACAATACCAATACAAGTTTTTGCTGACGCTACGAACTTTGTTGAATCTAGCACGTCTAATGAAGATGGCACAATGCCTAACAATACAATGTACCGTGTAAAGTTAACAGTAAAATATGTACACGAAGGCTCTAACGCAACTTCTAATTTAGATATATACAATGCAATTTCAACTGACGGCTCAGCTACTGGTTCTTTAATATCGGGTATTACAGAAGAAGAGGTTACATTATGGTTGACAATGAAGCTTGAATCATCAGCAGGTACATTAGAATTAGTTGATGAAGATAACAATTCAATAACTGATGGTTCGACAATTACATTGGGTAATATAACAATAGAATAATGATTGATAATAAAGATAAATCTAAGGTTAATATAGATTGGGTTCAAAACGACACTGGATTTAGTGACTACCTTAAGGACTTAGAAGATAAAGAACAACCAGACGCATGTAATATAGACGACGAAGACTGTGAAGCGTGCGGCTCTTAATTTAATACTATGGAAATTTTTAAAGACAATAACGATTGGAATGAAAAAGCTGTTGTAGGGTTTATTGCATTTGCTATTATGTGTTTAATAATGATTGCAGACTTAGTTACAGGATGGGTTGGAACAGATTTGGTAATTAATGAATTTGTATACGATTCTTTTGTTTGGGTAGTCTTAGGATGCTTTGGAATAAGTGGAGTTGAAAAATTTGCTAAAAAATAAAACATGCCCAAAAAGAAAACTAAACGTAAAACTAAGGCAAAACCGTTACATGATTCATGTTACCATAAAGTAAAAAAATCGTATAAGGTTTTTCCTAGTGCATATGCATCGGGTGCAATAGCAAAATGTAGAAAACGAAAGTCAGGTAAGAAGAGATAATGGCTGTAAGAAAAACACAGGCTGGAGCTAACTTAAAGCGTTGGTTTAAGGAAAAATGGAAAGACGAGAAAGGTAACGCCTGTGGCTCGTCAAAAAACAAGGGCACCAAAAAATGTAGACCAACAAAGAAGGTTAGTAAAAAAACACCTGTTACCTGGAAAGGGGTTGGTAAAAGAAAGTCTGCTGTTGTTGCTGAAAAAAAACGAGTAGGAATGGGAAATCGCACTAGCGCACTTCGAAAAGGTAAAAAAAATGGCAGAAAAAAAGCGAAAAAGTAAATCAATAGCTAAAACTACTAAGGGGAAAGGGGCGAATTATAGACCGACTAAATCGGGCGCAGGAATGACTAAAAAGGGTGTTGCCGCATATCGTAGAGCAAACCCCGGAAGTAAGCTTAAAACGGCTGTAACAGGCAAGGTAAAGAAGGGTAGTAAGGCTGCAGGTCGTAGAAAATCATATTGTGCACGTTCGTTAGGTCAACTTAAGAGAAGTAGTGCTAAAACAAAAAACGACCCTAATAGCAGAATAAGACAAGCACGTAGACGATGGAAATGTTAAAAAAGTTTTTTTATCTACTATCATTGTTTGTATCATTTAATGCATTTGGTCAGCTCGATATATTACGATTCGCTACTTTTTACGCTAGCTTCTCTACTAACACACCACAGATAATGCCTCCTAGTTTTGAAGTAGAGGGTATACCACCTGATAATCCTTGGGAGCACGTAGACAACTTCGTAGATGGAGAGCTTGTAGAAACTACACAGATAAACGAGCCAAATATAGTTATCACATTTGGTCTTCGTAAGATAGCAAGGTTTGACTACCAAAGAAAACAAAACAATTTTTATACAGGTAACGAGCATGAGGCTAGTGACTATGCTACAATATCTAACGCACCTGGACTTGAGTATTTATTTCAATATTCTTTTAATAGGAATAATGGTGTAGACGTATCTCAACAAGAGTATAATGTTAGGTACATATCTAATGTGTTTACAGCTAAAGCGAATTATGTAGATAATAGACTTATAGACTTAAAGTATACTTTGGGCGAAGTTAGGTTACGCAAAAGTTTTGGTGGTTTGGACTTTACTTTTGGCGTAGCCCATCGTTCACACCCTGTGTATGGTTGCAACCCTATGGATGATTATCAGGGAACATGGGAAGAGTTTGCTATAGAAGAAAGTTATTTACCTACTTCAAATGGTATATGGATGGCGATAACTGATAACGGTCCTGAGTGGATAGCAGGTAGTGATAACGAGTTTTACAAGTATCATTTTGGTAGAGCAGTTAATAATTACAATAAGAGAATACTTGACGGTTTAGGTCTGCAACAAGAGGTGTCAGCAGTAATAGGGTTAGACTATTATCTATATAGAGAAAACTATTGGTTACACGCATGGGGTTCTGTATACCCCATTCACAAAGGGTTGACGGACTTTTCTTACCAAAGAGACGCCTCACAAGAAGAGTGGGACACAGGATTAATATTTGGAGTAAACTTTAATAGACATTTTAGTATCTTTATAGAAGGCAAGCACTTAAAGTTTTGGGGTACGCCATCTTACGAATTAAAAACAGGAATAAATTATTTAATATTCTAACTCTATGTCTAAAGAATTAAGTGAAGATACATCAATACAAATAAGCATAAAAACCTTAGGGGGTATAGCATTTTTAATAGCAACACTTGTCGGTATGTGGTTTACACTTAAGGCTGATATAGCAGAGGCTAAATTACTTCCTGAACCATTAGACCCTGAGATTACTCGTATGGAGTTTGATATGAAGGACCAATTAATTCGTCAGACTATTATGTCTACACAAGAAGACGTGACAGAAATTAAAGACGACCTGAAGGCTATTAAACAAAAATTGTATGAGAATTAGTTTACTATACATAGCACTAATCTCTTTCACAACACAAGCACAAGAGTTTGTAAGTTCTAGTTCTTTTGATTCTAAGACTGCAAAAGGAACAGTGGTAATTGAGTTTTGGGCTGAGTGGAACGCAGGTAATCAAGTTGATTTTTTACCATCGTTAAAAGATTGCGAGTCATATAGATTATGTATAGTTAAAGGAGCTGACATTCAAAAAAAATATAAAGTAACAGCTATACCTACAGTTATAATATTTGACAACGGTGTAGAGCAAACAAGGTTTAATCCTAATATAATGATGCAGCTTACTGCAACTAAAAAGAAAGTACAAAAATCAATCGACAACATAACATTTAGTAAATTTCAGTAATGAAAAAAACACCAGTCATAGCAATTAGTTTATTTTGGTCTTTAATGGCTGTATTTTACGTAATAGGAATTATAATATTAACAAACTATTAAAATGAAATTAAGTAAAAACTTTGCTTTGTCTGAAATAACACACAGCAATACAGCTAAAAGACTGGGGATAGAAAATGAGCCGACTGAAGTACACTTACAAAATATGCAGCATCTTGTGGACAATCTTTTACAGCCTCTTCGTGACTCTATTGGTCCTATCAGGGTCAGTAGTGGTTATCGCAACCCGTCGCTCAATCGTGCTATTGGGGGCAGCGTTTCTTCGCAGCATTGCAAAGGTGAGGCATTGGACATCCAGTTTTGGCAGATGGGGAAGATGATGAACGAACTTATCTATGAGTGGATTTTAGATTCAGGTTTAGAGTTTGACCAGATGATTAATGAGTTTGATTTTTCTTGGATACATATATCTTTAAAATCTAAAGATAATAGAAAGCAAGTACTCAAAGCCTACAAAAATGAGGATGGAGATACTAAATATAAGTACGCAGACGTATGAGTAAGCTTTTAGATTTTTTAGTAGGAATTATAATCTTAACACAATCTTAGTTGGAAGATACTATTGACATAAATGAAAGCTCTAAAGTACAGTTAGATGTAAAAAGTTTAATTGGTATTGTGGCAGGTATAGTATCTCTTGCAGGTATATGGTTTACATTAAGAGCAGAGATTTCTCAGCTACAATTAGATGTTGTACGTATGCAAGATAACGTAGAGCTTAACCATGAATTTAGAGTTAAGTGGCCTAGAGGTGAAATGGGTGCTTTACCTGATGACGCTAAACAAGATTTAAAAATTCATTACCTACAAAAAGAAGTAGACTATCTACGAAAAGTAGTTAAAGATTTAGAAATTAAACAAGCAAAAACTGAGTAATGGCAGTTTCGGTTATAGAACAATCGGGTACCTTGTTTAATACGCAAGACCAAAAGGTCCTGTCTGTAGCCCTTAGCGTTGTAAACTCATCATCAAATAATCTTAATATAAGATACCCTTTAACATCACAATCTTTAAGTCCTTTTGCTTTATCAGGTTATCAAGGGTTTTCATATATAGATTATAATGTAAATATTCCATCACCATTTAGCACAAGATATTGGTATGAAGGTGAGTATTTATTACAGGACTTGGGTATTTTTATGACTACACCTCCCTTCCCATCTTCAGTTCAAGGTGTTGAGGGTGTTGATTATAACATATATAATGGTTATATTAGCATACTACCAGGTAAAAAATTAACATTTATAATTTCATTTTACCCCAATCCTATGCATCACGATTTAAACGCCACATACTCTACTGTTATAAATTTTGAGAATCATTCTATTCCTGATGACTCAATTTCCGTGCATTTAAACGGTAATTACGGAACGGGTACTTTAAATGTATCTAAAATAGACGGAGCGTCATTTGCATTAATTTCACACGTAGTAGGAGTGCCTAAATCAGGACTAAATAAAATATCGTAATGTTGGTTATATGCGATGAAGATAATAATGTTATTCTTGATAAGGATAAAATAATTATATCCCCGTGGATTATAAATAACGCAGTTCCATCAATTGTTTACGAAAAGGTATTAAAACTAGCACAAACTAAATACCTTGATGACAACGTAGGTTTATCATTAGTATTTACTCAAGACAACTATATATCTATTACCAATAGACCCGATAATTATTCTCAAACATTTTTTACAAACATACTCCACAACGAAGCTAAAGAAAGGCTAAAAAGAATATCTTTTACAAATATTTTTGAAACTGATAATGTAAACGAGTTACACAAAACTACATATGAGCCAAGTGATGGTAATGGTATATTAAGTGGTACTATTGATTTGACTGTCCTACACAAAGTTAATGGAATAAACCTTTCACTTACAGGAAATATTAGTAGTAACATACAAAACACAGGACGAGCAATTATAGCACTCCTAACATGTATACACGACCGAGCCTTTTTTTTTAAATACGATGCTGACCAACAAGAAAGTAATACTTACATAGTCCCAAGGCAAATTATAAATACCGACTCAAGTGGTAGTAGTCATGTAGTTTCGCATATTTCAATAGTAGACCGTGCAGCAATATCAGTTAACTCATATCTAAATGGAGTAGATATTAGGGTCGCACGACAATGGTCGAATGTAGGTGTTTTCATCCCCGATTATTCTATTGACACTTTAGGAGTAATTACTACCGATGAAGCTATTGAGGCTACACTTAACGCGTCTACATCAAGTGATGTAGTGAAGACTAAGAACGCGCAAAGTATTATTAATGATATAGACACTAAAGACAATACTTTAAATAATTTTTATAAATTAAATAAGTCTAAATTCCCTATATCTCAAAGATGTCAGCACTACATAATATTTCCATCTAACGTTATATCAGGGCTTCACTTCCAGAATATACGTGAAAAGTTATCAGCTAATTACTTATATATAAAAGCTATATACGGGAAAAAGTTGGGTAATGAGTTTTCTGATATACAAGTTGACTCAATTCAAGGGATAGGCGCTGTCAAATTAACAAATAGTCCTGATACTAATAATAATAACTTAGAGCACGGGGCTTTTGCAATGCATACATTGAAACCTGGTTCTGAAAATTACAGTATAATTGGATTTCAGATTGTTGTGACCAAACAGCCACTAGAAAATTATGTATCAAAAAGAAATCCTGGTAATTGGCAAGATGTCGACCATATTAACTTGTATTCAGGAAGGGAAAAATCTTATGTTAATACACGTAAATGCTTTGTTTATAGTCAATTTATAAACCCCCTTTCTTATAACGAAATAAGAAATAAAGTCTACCCAATAGCTACAGTTGAGTTTTGCTCACAGGTGAGCGAATTTGCTACGGGATTTAATGGCAACACAGAATTAGACTCAAATAATTTACCTCGGTTTGATGTGTTTGATTATACATCTAGCGATATAACTAAATCATTTCATCAAAGAGCTTGGGTTGTAAAAACTTTTGAATTAACTTCTGATAGATGGCAGTCGTCCGAAATACCTGATAATTCTTAATTTAAAATCCTTATCTTTGAATAAACACATTTAAAATGGCACGCTTAAAATACTTAATAATACATTGTACTGATACACCTGAAAATAGACATGTCACAGCGGAAGACGTAATAACTTGGCATACTGCACCACATCCAATAGGTAATGGGTGGAAAAAAGCAGGATATACCGATATTATATATTTAGACGGTACATTACATAATATAACTCCTTTTGACCAAGACGATGATGTAGAAGGTTTTGAGGTGACAAATGGTGCTAGAGGCTATAACTCATTATCAAGACATATATGCTACGTAGGAGGAAAGTCACTAAATGGTGAGGCTAAGGATACTCGAACGCCTGAACAGTACGATAGCTTAGAAACATACTTATCATATACAATTTTAAGACATCCACAAATTAAAATAGCTGGTCATTATGATTTTACTTCTAAAAAATGCCCATCGTTTGATGTGCAGAAGTTTTGTGAGGATATTGGAATACCTAAAAGAAACATATATTATGGCACGAAAAATAGGTAGTAGAGTGAGAAATGGTTCTACGAAAAAAGTACCTAAACGTAGAAACGGTTTAGCCGGAAAGGGTAAATCAAAGGCTTCAGACAAAAAAAAGGCTTATGATACTAAATACCATTCAACACCAGCCCGAAAAAAATATAGGGCTCAATTAAACAAAGCAAATAGAAAAGCTGGTACATACGGTAATGGCGACAAAAAGGATATGTCCCACACTAAAAAAGGAAAATTAGTCAAAGAAGCACAGTCTAAGAATCGGGCTAGAAACAAAAGAGGAAAAAGTAAAAAATAAAAATCGTATTTTTGTAACAAATAATTAGTTATGTCAACAAAATTTTTAAAAATAAAATCTACAGGGACGCTTTCATCTAAAGAATTAGATTGTGCAGTATTGCGATTTCCTAATTCAGACAAAGCACTAACATTTATTGGTGTGCCAGATATAATTGACACAGGAGCAGAGTTTAGAAAACACCTTTTAGTATTAGATTGTGGCGGTGAAGATATATCTTCAAACAAAGTTATTTGTTTTAACTTTGGTCCTGCTAACAGGGTTGACGCAGTAACACATGCACAACTATTTACCGGTTACTCTAATAAAACAATTATACATAAGCGAATAACAGGTGGTACAAGTATAATAGATTCTACTGTATTTAACCAAATTTTAGATTTTATAGAGGGTGATTTGGAGGATATTTTAATTGCTGAAAATTTAGATAAGTCGGTATTGTTTCAAAAAAGACAAATTTCAGCAACCGATAGAGTATTAGTAGCTTGGAATGCAAATCAAACGGGTAATGACATAGATAGACCAAAGTGGTTGTTTGTTTCAACAGATAATTTATCCAATCCTGTATTAGCAAATAACGCACTTATAACAACGAGTGGGGGAACAACAGGACAAGGTACAGTTAATTATCTTGAAACGGAACAGTTTGATGAATCAGTTCCAACGGGTGGTGCTACATATTATCTAAATGCAAATAAAACGTCAGTAGGCTTTGGAACAGGAGTTAAAGACCAAATTACGTATGCAGATAATGCTACAGGTACTTGGTATTCTGATAAAAAAAATGATGTTGTATATGTCAAATGTGACACAACATTTATTATACAAAACGGTAGTAACACAGGAAATGTAGACAATGTTAGTGCTGAACAATTTGTTAGAGATGTAAATTCTTTAAAAACATTTGAATTTAATATAAGCTCTAGTAAATTAGACAGTAAGTTTTTTGATGAAGTAGAGAATGACGGATTGTTTCCCGGTGGAGCATCAGGATTTCCAACTGATTTACGAAATGACTTTTTAGGTAATAGGGATAAAGTACCTGTTAACACACTAACACCTGCTTTAGTTAATGCAGGAACAGCAACTAATGCAGCAACAGGTGAAACATCACATATTGCAAATAAAGTAAACTTATCATATATAAAAACAAGTAAGGCTATCAAAGAAATAGCATTAGGATTACAATCCGGTGGCCAAAATCATATCTTAACATACTAATCATGAAACAATCAGAAGTAAGATTCTTAAGAGTTAAAATGTCTAATAGTGGAGCAACAAATGGGAATATCCATCACGTTCCATTAGAGGCAATATCAGAAATAAAGAAAACACCCGCAGCAGACGGAAGTACAGCTGGTTCAGTTACTATTAAGTATAACGCAGGTTCTGCTACTACTTTAACGGCAACAACTGATACAGCGGGAACACAGGTGCAAATGAATACAATGATAGACGCCGTAGAAAACGAGCTTATATCCTGTATAGAGGCTCTATCTAACGGGTCTAAAAACATTGTTACTGTTCCTTGGTCGGAGGGTAACTGCCTAGCAGGTACATTAAATGCCGGCCTAGAAGCTACTGTGGCTAAATTCAACGTAACACCATCATAATAAAATAAATATCATGAAAAAAAGAGTAGGTAAAAAAACTTCTAAAACAGGAGTTAAAGGTTATGGTAAGTCAAAAAGGACTATATCAAAAAGAAGTAAAGGATTAGCGTCTAGGTCAAAGGTGAAGGCAGTTCCAGCTAAGCCAAAGCCAAAAAGACCATAATATTAAATTATTCCTTGAATCCCAGTTCATAATTATTGAATTGGGATTCTTGCTCTTCATAATATCGGGAGTTGGTTTTATTGTAATTAAATACACTAAAGCCAACTTTTCCTATATGCTTGAATCTGCACTTTTGAACGTATACCTCGGTGTCTCCTTTATCAAAGTTTCTATATACTGTAATTCCTGCATCGGCTTGATTATAAAAGTGTGAGCTACCTGCTATATCATACAAGGTTGGTACTTCATAAATATTGCTATTGTGCTTCTTCTGCATTTTACGAGGGTGTGCTACTAAGAATATGTGCAGTCCTAGAACATTCTTCATTATATTTAACTTAGTCAGCATAGAATTAATGAATTGATGCTCGTTAAGAGTTTTAGTTTCTAGTTCTATACGATTGTAGGGGTCTATAATAAATCCCTTAATCCCCTTTTGCTTAGTTAATTGCTTTGCACTTTCCATTATATTATCAAGCGTGTACTTATCATCCTCGGGTCTAATAAAAAATATTTTATCAGATATTATTTCCACGGCTC